TTCCCAACCTTCACGTAATTTAGAAGATACATTGGTGGCATCGACTAACCCATGAGTGCTAACCCGTACCCAATGAAATGTATACCCGTCTATAGGATCAGGTGATGGTAACGTCTCTGGACGCTTCCAAGCTGCCTTACGAGCACTCTTTTCACGAGTGGTATGCTCACGATTTAATCTATTTTCTGCCATTACTGCTCTCCTCTATCCAAAATTCGCACCTGTTCGGCGTATTTGACGTATGGAACGCCTAATTTATCCGCGACTCCCTGTTGTGTTTTACTTAGTAGCACCTTTTTTGATGCTGTGCTCCGCGTAGCGGGTGCAACCACGTTAGATTGTCGTTTCGGTTTCTCAACTTCCGGTTCACTCCCGAATTGTTCGGGGAACATTTTTCGCATACGAGCATTAATAGTCTCGTAGTATTCTTCAGTTTGAGCATAAGTTTGCCCATATTCTTTAACAAGCTTGTTGTGTACTCCCATCGCGTACCCGGTCAGTTCATCGTCAACTCCGAACCATGAAGAGTTTTCTTGCATCCATGCTTCGCCTCTTGGAGTTATCGCTTCATCTGACGTAGGTGAAGGAGTTACACTCTCATTACCTGCTAGTTGTACAGGAGTTTCTTCTTCCTGTAAAGACGGTATTCTAAGGTTATTTAACCTATCAGATTTAATCTTGGCATTTGTTAAAGTTTCTTGTGCTTCTACAAGAGCTTCTGTATCGCCAGCTTCATGTGCATCAGCATAAGCTTTCTTCGCAGCAGCAATTTCAACATCCGCGCTTTTCTTAGCCTGATCCAGTAATGCGGTCTGGTTTTTACTAACACTACCTTTTAACTGTTTATTCTCTTCCAGAACATTTTGTGCGTATCGTTCCAGTTCGTCTTTCTCACGTTGAGCAGATTCTTTAGCTCTGCGTTCATCATGATACCTTTTACTAAAATGATTTATGCGGTTACGTACCTTTTTAGAGTATCCTTCCAACTCTTTGTCCGTAACATCTTCTGGTATTTCTGAAAGTTCACGATCTCTATCAGCTTCAGGAGTATCGTCAACTATCTCTACCTCATAATCCTCTTCTAATTCTACATCGGCAACTGCTTCGGGTTCTGGTTGTTCAGGAGCTTTACCTGAAATATCGACCTCTAACGCACTGGAGTCTTCTATCTCTATATCGGTGGACACGTTTTCCTCGTCTGGAAATGAATATTCTACTTTTTGAAATGCCATGTTTTACTCCCTATACCTTTTGAATACCACGAGGATCATCCACTACTGCTTCAATGGAATCATCGTTCATTAAACGATACTCTCGCCCATCCACGGTAAACCGTGTACCTGAATTGGCACGAAACATAACATAATCACCTTGCTTACACCACGGCCCTGTAGGGAATCTTTCTGTATCAGCGTAACATTGCTCTCCCATGTCCAACACAACCCCTATTATGGACATAATGTACTCATGGTGCTTGGTAGTATTTGCTTTTATCAGGTCTGAACCATCAAAAGTTTCTTCGACAAAAGGGAGTGCTATCAACACCCTATAACCCACAGGCTTGGGTAGTTGTGCATCGAGTTCCTGTTCTCTAGCTTCTATAGATTTTACTGCTTCAGTCATCGTCATCTTCCAAATAATTTCGCGAGAGGTCATCTATGTATCCTAAACAGGTTTGTAGACCCCGAATTAAACCTGTTACCTCTTGGTACTGAGAAAAGTCTTTAGCTCCTCCACCACCAAGAAATTCTAACGCAGAGGCTTTATCTTCCTCGATTTTATCTTTTAGCACGTCAAAGACGGTTTTTGCCATGAGTTACTGTTTCCTTTTGTCCTGCATGGTTTTAAGTATATCTAAGTCCAACTTAGTATTATCTTTCCTACGATCAGCCGCTAACTTAGCCCCTTCTTTCTGGGCATCAAGTTGTAGTTCTTTCTCATCTAACTGTAACTGGGCTTCATCTACTTTCACATCAGCCATATCTTTCATCGCTTTGCGTTGTAGTTCACCCTGTCTAAGTTGTATATCTGCCTGATCCTTCTGTGATTTACGTTGAACTTCAGCCTCTTTTATCTGTAGTTCTTTCTGTTGCATCTGGATTAACGGATCTTGCGCTTGCTGTTGTGCCTGTGCCTGTGCAGCTTTCTGCTGGTTCGATTGTGTCAGTTGTTTACCTGCTTCAGACACCAACCTTGACAAGTTAACCTCTACTTCTTCAGGTAGGCTTTCGTTAGGCGGTGGTAGCTCCACTCCAAGCTTTTCTTCTATCTGCTTACGGTAGTTGAATCCTAAGTGTTCAGCTATATGTGCCTGTAATGAGGCCATAATCTGTTTCGCTTGCGGGTTCTGCCCGATCATTTGTGCAATGGAAGGATCTTGCATAAACGCCATATGAGCACCGATATGTGCTTCGTGATCCTGATAAATAAACGCCCTCATCGGTTTACCTGTTAGGGCATCCATGTTCTCACTAATAGGATCTTTCGGTGTTGCGTCATCCCTTGTGGGAACAAGTTTATCTGCGTTTTTAACACCTAATACTTCAATCATCTGGCGATGTAACTGCGGTAAATCATATATCTGCGGTGCAGATTGAGACATCTGTAGTACAGCCTGATACTGAACCACCCGTTGTGCCATCGTTGTACTGTTTGGGTCACTAACAGGTATGACATCAACCAGTGCATAATCAGTCTGTCTTGCGCTAACTTCCCCACGTACCGGCTCATACCCGTATTCCGCAGGAGCATACTCGGCCATAATAGCTTTGAGCAGTTTGAACTCTTGCTTCATCGCATAATGGACTCGCGCCTGTACCGCAGCCATAGGTTTGAGGGTGCGTTCTAACAGGGCTAAGGTTGTACCTACAGGTGCATTAGCTGACATATCAGAGATATTCATGTCACTGATTGCCCCTAACCGTCTACCTTCTGTGGTTATCTGGTTAAGTAGAGCTAACAATGTCTGACTTGGTTCCTTGTAAGGAAGTGTCATAATGTTGTCGCGGATGCTTCCTGATGGAACATCTACATCTTTAAACTCCCCCGGTTCTATCGGGGTATCATCTCCTTTGATCCGTAGACCACGGGCTTTCAGACCGCCCGGAAGATTAGATAGTGTTCCTGCGTCCACCAACTGCCGTATAATAGACGTACCCGCTTTCGCGTATCCCCCTATTATATGTATCAGACCCAACCCGTAGAATCCAAATCCGGGAACATAAACATAGTGTACGAAGTGTTGGCGTTTTAAAGTAAGTGGGTCATCAGGACTCCAGTTCCTACGTATACCTAATACTTCACTTGAACCTTTCTCTATGGTAACTACGTAGGGTTTAGCAATCTCATCTTCAGAATCATCCAAACCTTCAATAATAAGATCTGCGTGAATCTCATATATGGCGTATCGATTGTCGTCAGTTAGAGAAAATCCACCTTCTTCTGCCTTGGCTTTCTCTATATCTGTATGGAATGTTTGTGGTTCACCCAGTTCTACATCCCGGTAGAACCCGCTAACCTGTAATTTTTTAAGCTCATTCTTTGTCTTACGCATAACGTGGGTAACACGCTCTGCCGTCTCAATGTTTGACGCACCGTAGGGGATGATGACATCTTCAGCAGGTATGTAGAGCGCAATCTGCCTACCCAAGTTCGGATCAAAATATACCTTCTTAAATGCTGATCCTGCCAGACCAAGGCTGTACAATAGACGTTCATGTTCAGGACGATACTCCACCATGCGCTCAGTAAGCTCATAGTTCATATCTGCCTTGACTCTTAACGCTGCATCTTCTTTGTCTTTGTTTTCTTCGCCAAGAATTTTAGTTTTTACTGGCCCTGCCGCAGGGAACGTCTCACTCATTGTCTCCGCTTGGAAACGAATAGCCGCCTCTGCCAGTATGGTAGAATATACCCCACAGGCTCCTTCCCACGGGTCGGTTCTTTCTTCGTACTTAAACCCAAGAACATCCAAACCTTTAACAAAGGTCTCTGCCCAGTCTTTGCGGCTGTCTATATCTGCATCTACTAACCCAAGAATTTCTTGGGACAGTTCATTCAAATCGCCTTCGTCTAACACGTCAGCTAAATTTGAATCGAACGACATCTCCCCGTCCATCATTGCTCCGGGGACTAATGTAATCTCAACACTACCGTCATCCAACGTCACCATCTCAGGATTAACGATTTCAATCTCTAACCCCTGTTCTCCCTCTTCAGGTAGCAGTTCGCCTTCTATTCCTTGGGGGGCTGCATATAATCCTTTCTCAATCGCCATAATTTAACCTTTTGCTTTTTG